TTGGTGCGCTGGGCCAGAACCTGGGGCTTCTGATCAGCCTGCGTCCAACCCAGTTCGCGGCCCACCTCCTGGGACTGCTCCCAGAAGTCACCGTCGGCGGGGCTGCCCAGATGGAACTCGGCGTACATCTCGGCGTACGCCTCGTCCTGCGAGTAGGTCGCGTACCACTTGTGATCCAGAGCCCGCTTCGCGTTGCGCACCGGATCCTTGCTCCCAAACAGGGTGTCCCAGTGCTTGTCCTGCGCCGCCACCAGATGACCGGACTCGTGCATCAGGGTGCTGAGCCGGGGATTCTGCGGGTCGTAATACGGCCCGATGTGTCCCAACACGAACCCGGGGTTGGGCGGGATCCCACCCCTGGCCACGTCGGGGTGCAGGTTGATCACGTCAGATCCGTGGATCACGAACCCGAAGGTCTGGTCGTCCATCTCCTCCTCGGTAGAGGACACCAGCAGACCGTTCAAGGATTCAGGCACCATCACCGAGATCTTGCGGGGGGTGGGCATCGCCTTGGCGACCGTCTCGATATCTGCCAGCAGTCCAGCGGCCTGCTCCGGGGTCAGTTCCACCTGAGTGTTCACCCGCGCCCACTCGGTTTCGTAGAACCCTGGCCACGTCATCCCCTTCGGGGTGATCGTGCGCACTCCTTCCAGCGGGTCTGGGGCGTTGCGCTTGGTGCGCTGGGCCAGAACCTTGGGAGCCACCACCAGCCACTGCTGCTCGAACTCGTCCAGCCCCGAGGTGATGTAATCAGCCATCCTGATACCGACGGCTTCCCCGGGCTGCAGCGTGTCCACCGTGCCCCCGGACAGTTTCGCGAACCGCCGTGCGGTGGCCCTGTTCTCCGACCAGGACTGCGGGATCTCGTCCAGGCTCGTGTTGGTGGCTCCCCGGTACAACTTCGGGGTGGGCTTGCCGTTGCGCGCCAACTCCTCCAGCAGCGCCTTGGCCTCGGCGCGCATGATCTTCCCGCCCCCGCTTGAGGGCTGCGGTGCCCCGGCGATCTCGTCGGCCATGTGGATGTGCATATCAGCCGGGGATCCCACCCACGAGCGCAGTCCGCCTGCGACCAACTCCTCGTGCGGGGCCACGAACTCCACCGCAGCGCCGTCCTCGAAGATCCACTCCCCACCCTCGGGAGCACCCGGGTTGGTCGCCTTCTTCCTCGTGCGCTGCTGCATCACCACGGGCTGGGAGATATCCTTCACGCCGTCCCACGAGGTGCCCAGCATCACGCGCTTGCCCAGCCAGTAGAACGGGGGATCGTCCAAACCCTTCCTGTAGCCGAGCATGGCGATCTCAGCGGGCAGAACCTTGTCCCCGGCGTCCGCACGGGCCTTCAGCGCCTGTACCTGCGCCTTCACGTCTTCGACGTATTCAGGGCTCACCTTCTTGGCCCAGATGGGCGCGTACTTGGTGATCTGCTTCTGCGCGTCGGACACGAACTCTGCAGCCTGGGCTGGATCCTTGAACTCGAATCCGAGCCTCGCCCAGGCGTAGCCTCCCACGTCGGCGTTGGCCCCTACGGTGACCGTCTCGATGCCTTCCGAACGCCACAGGTCTTCCAGGGCTGCGGTCATCTTCGCCCCGATGCCGTGACCCTGCAGATCCTTAGCCACGCTGAACTGCCAGTTGTGAACCTTGCGTTCCGAGGGATAGATCTGCCTGTGCAGAGCCACACTGGCCTTCTTGTAATCATCAGGACGCGAATATCGAACAGCCACCGTCAACTTGGACAGCGTGGAGGCAGGCTTCACCGATACTGTCAAAGTTCCCTCGGGCAAACCTGCCTCGTCCAGCACACCCCGCACCACGTCCGTGATCTGGGCCTTGATCCTGTCTGTCGGATCCCCCGGCTTCCAGTCCTTCAACAGGGGAGCCTGGGGCAGTTTGGCCGTCTTCGCGAAGAACTTGCCCGCCTTGTCGGCCACAATCGGGGTTCCGATGGGTGCCCCGTAGAACCTCGCGCCCTCGGGGGTCCGTACCCGCCTGACCTTCGAACTCATGCGTCGTCGTCCACGTCCAGCGTGTCGGCCACCGGGATCGCGGAGAACTTGTAATACGCCCCGCCGATCTCCACTTCCTGATCCTCAGGGGTGGGCTCCTCCTCGGGCTGCTGCTCCCCGAACTGCTGTCCGCCGAACAGCCCTGCGGCCCCCTGCTGGCCCATGAACTGCTGCTGTTGCTGCTTGGCCAACTCCTTGGCCTCGTCCTTCTCGGCCTGCACCTTCTCGTAGTCCACCGGGAGCCCGAGATCCTCGGCCATGATCTTCTCCAACTCGAACACGAAGTCCTCGGAGACGGTCAGCGTCTGGCCCGCCGTGCTCAACTTGTTGAACGCGTCGTTGATCGCTTCCTTCTGCTCATCAGTGAACGGCCCCCAGGTGAACGTCGGGTACTTGCTGCTCCCGAAGTTCCAGTCCACGAACTTGGGGATCAGGTGGGTGTTGATCACGTAGGCCACGTCCTCCATGATCGACTGCAGCCCCATCAGGAACAGCGCGTCCGACTGCTTCCCGAAGTCCACCAGCGCCTTGTCCCCGCCCTGCTGCTCATCGAAGAACGACGCCAGCACGCTCTTGCTCATCTGCGAGTTGTGGTGGTTGATCAGTTGCATGAAGTCGAACGTCCCGCCCGGGAACTGATTGTCCACCTTGAACCCCGGGGGCAGCATGATCGTCTGCATCACCCCGAAGTCCTCCAGGGCTGCCCGGAAGTTGGCCTTGTCCAATTCAGACGCCGACGGGGGCACCTCCCCGATCCGGGATCCCACCGCTCGATGCTGGGCCGCGAGGTGCGCCAGCCAGTACATCTTCTTCTTCACGTCGTAGTGGTAGAACGCGCTCTGGAAGTAGGACACCCCGTAGAACGGGCGCTCCTCCTCCTGCACCGCGAAGTAGAACGCCCGATCCCTCGGGATCCCCACGTCCATCGCCTGACCCTTGAAGTACGCCCGCTGCCGGAACCCGTTGAACCCGCCCGAGTCGTCCAGCAGGAACGTCACAGTATCTGACGGCCTGTACGCCAACTTGCGCAGGCAGATCTTGCCCTTCAGCGGCCCGTACTTCGGGATGTGGTACACCTGCTCGAACGCCGAGAACCCGTCGAAGGTGGCCAGCAGCATCTCCGCGATGACCCTGTTCAGGGAACTGGTCATCCCGCCGCCATTCGGGGGCAGGGTGAGCATCTGCTCGATGAACTCGGCTTCTTTCTCCCCGCCCTCGGCAGGGGTGAACGTCACGCCCTTCAGCGCGCTGCGGATCGGCAGGGTGATCAGCCGATACAGCGCCCGGGCCTGCCCGTCGGTCTTCCGCATCTCCACCAACTGGGCAATGGTGGGCGTGTCGTCGTCAGGACGCCACAACTCGTTGCTGGTCGTGCCCTGCCCCGACGGGGGTGTCCAGGTGGTCGTGAACGGCAGATTCTGGCGCAGACCGAACTCCTGCCCGATCTCTTGCTTCTTCGGCTGCACGATCTGCTCGAAGTCGGTGGTCTTCGCCGCCACGGGATCCTCCTAGGCTCTACCCGAACATAATCGGTTTCTCCAGCCCCCGAAGGCTCCTCGCGAACTCCGGGCGGGCACTGGTCCCGAACGTCTCGAACCCCCCGCTGTGCCCATAGGAACGCTCGCCCGTCTCCCTGCCGCCGACCTCCAGCGCCCCCAGCACCGATCCGGCCACCGCATCAGCCACGTCCTTCGAGCCCAGCGCCGGATGGTCGATCTTCCCGTTCAGCAGTTTCTTCAGCCCCAGCAACTCGTCCTCCAGCAGGGGCAGTCCCGGCAGGCTGATCCGGCCCTCGTAGATCAGATCCCGCAGGGTGCGCCACGCCGTCTCGTCCCGGTCCACGCTCACCCGCTTCGTCGGGATCCCGGTCGCCTCCAGAATCTGCATCGAATCAGCGCTCTGGAACTGGTCGAAACTCACCCGGGCGATCAAGAACCCCCGCTGCCGCAACTCGGACACCAGACTGCGCACCCACCTGATCTGGATCTCCCGGGCAGGCTCCTGGCGCAGGTCAGCGGAGTACCCGAACGCGAAGTCCACCTTCACCTGCGGGCGCAGTTCCAGGTAGTGCCGGACCTCCCCGTCCTCGCCCAGCGCGGTGGCCTCCACCTCCCGCCAGGACTGCACGTGGCTCATCGCCAACCCCGCCCTGTCCCCCTTGATCGCCAGATCGGCGTGCACCACGTAGTTCGCGCCCTGCATCGGCAGCAAATCAGGGTGGAACTCGTACTCCGGGATCCACACGCTAGCCCCTGCCGCCTGCTCCAGCCGATACGACACCTCCAACGGGTTGTCCGACCGGATCACCCCGCGCACCGCCTCCACGTTCCGGAAGTACGGATCCACCGCCCGAGCGGGCTGGCACTCGTACATCGTCCGGGCCATTACAGGGTCGTCCTCGTAGTCCTTGGCGAACTGCTCCTTGCCCTTCACCCTCGGGTTCACCTCCCACGTCGCGTGGGGGCCGGACACGTACTCCCGGCTGCCTTCAGGGTCGGCCTCCAGGGACTTGCGCCCGTCCCGGGTCAGCACCTGGATCATGCTTCCCAGATATCTCGGGTAGGAGATCGTCACCACCTTGTAGGACTCGGGGAACCGCGTCGAGGCGCTCGTCCGGATCATCTTCAGGATCGCCTCGGCGCTCTTCGTCGGCTCCCGGTTCTGATTCGGGCGGTACTGCAGCAACTCGTCCTTGGTCTTGAAGGCGTCGATCTCGTCCGCGATACCGAGAATCAGGTTCAGCCCCTCCTGACTCTCAGCGTCCGCGTGCCCGGAGATCATCTCCACGTTCTTGTCCCACACGATCACGTCCTGGCGCACCTGACCGTGCTCCTCGAACCACGAGCCCGGGGTCTGCACCACCTTGGTCATCGGCTTGAAGAACGCCTGATACGCCTGCGAGCGGTTCGAGGCCACGTTCAGCATGTGGATTATGTCCTGGCTGGGCATCCCGAAGTATTCCTGGGGGCTCTTCAGGCACAACAGCAGGTACGCGATCCGCAGGCTCGACACACGGCAGATGTGGTCTTTGCCGCTGTTATGGGACACGAACCCGCCCCCGCCCACATAATGCTGCGGCCCGGGAACCTCCACGTCGTAATACGGCTCAACCCCATCAGGGCGAATCTCAACAATCTTCGACCACCGAACCCCGGCCCTAGGGGTGAACCCACACGTCCGGTTCAGAGCACGCTGCTGTGCCTCCCGCTTATCCAACAACACCACAGTGGAACAGAATCGCCACACTGTCTCCTGGTCACGCATACGAACCTCAAAGTACGTCCTGCGCTCCCCCTGGTACAAAACACGCTTCTCACGTACGTAGGCCAGACACCCGATCCGAAGCAGCAGCCGCTGCACATCCAACGCCAACCCCTCACTGGCCGTTGTGTAAGCGACCTCGCACGCCCCCTTCACGGGTGCGTACACATGACCATCAGTTCCCCAGAGACGGGACAAGAACAGAACCACCTGATCCCGGGGGAGAGTAAACACCCAACTAGGTACTCGCTTGGTGCCTGCAACTTTGCCTGCCAGCCCCCACTTCTCCACAAGCACATTCAGGGGATTGCGCGGCCTACCAAGAACGGGATCTCCTCGCAACGCTTTCTGAGCAACGGTACGATTCTTGCCCTTCGCTTCCACCCGTGACCGCACACGCGCCATCCGGCGATCATCACACGACATATCCTCTTCTACAGGAACAGCACCTGCAGCAACCACGGCGTTCTTGTAGGCAGCGATGGAAACTGTCTCCTGATCGGAGAACAGCATCACGACAGATCCCCGTTTCGGATCTTTGGGCATCACACCATCGCCCAACCACCAACCCGCCAACTCCACCTCGTGATCAGGAACTCGCTGAGGCTCACTCGGCTCAGGCAACCAGTCCTGCACCGCGATCTCATCGCCCACCTGAAGATCCCTCACCTGCTTCCAACCTTCAGGGGTCAAGTACCGATGCCCCAAGAACACCCTGTTGCGCATCCCATGTTGGGTGAGCACCCGGACAATCTGCCCCTGTCCCGACTCCCAACTCCCACTGGCCTTGTGCACACCCTCCAACGTGGACACGAAAGAGCCACCGAACTCCTCCACAGGAACCCACGCCCCTGTCCTGGCGTCGTACACCGTCTCCCCCGCTGCTTGGCAGCCCTTGCCCCACTGCAGGGTCGCGAAGTTGATACTGCGCTTCGGCAACCAGTAGTCCCCGAACTCCTCAGCCATCAACGGGTACGTCTCGGGCAGGTAGATCTGCTCGATGTGCCGCACCGCGTCGTACTGGATCGGGCTCAGCGGGGGATTGTTCAGGAACCGCTTGCCCGTCACGAACTCGGTCAGGCTCACGGGCTGCTCAGCGAAGATATCGGACAGCCCCTTGCTGCCCTCGGGCTCAGGCTCGGGGGTGTTGATCAGCAGTCTGCCCAGCGTGCTCATCGTGTGCCTGTGGCTCCTCGGTGAGCGGCGATGATCTTCTGCACGCCCTCCCAGTACCGCGCATCGGACTCAGGGGTCGGTGTCACGTCCTCCACCAACTCGGGGTACTGCGAGTCCTCCCGGGCTTGGCTGTAGGACTCATCCACGGTGTACGTGGCAGTGCGTACCCACTCGTCGTGCCATGCGGCGATCTTCTGGCTCAGCGTCAGGCTCATGGGCTATCAGGGGCTCCCAGGATCGCGTCCAACTCCGACAGGGCGCGGGTGGCCAGATACATGATGGTCTGGGCGTCCGGGCCTCCGACCTTCACGTTCTGGTCTGCCAGCAGGTTGCGCAGGAACTGCGCGGACTCCTTGCTCAGGTTGGGGGCGGGGGTGATGTTCTCTACTGCGTTGTCCATCTCGTGGATCTCCTTGTCCTCTTCAGAAACAGTTAGTTCTTTGCCCACCGGGGTTGGTGGCTCATTATCTGACACTATCTCGGTGCCCTCGGGATTCCCGTAGTAGCGCATCGCTAGTCCCACGCAAACTGGTCGGCCCAACGATCTGCCACGTCCAGGGAGCCTCGGCCCCCGATCTTGTACTGCGCGTACAACTCGGCGTACGCCTCCTGGGGAGCACTGGCCGCGTAGCCGAACAACTCGTCGTCGCTCTGATCCATCGCGTCTTCCACCAGCATCGCCCCGAAGCCTTGGAGAGTCCCGCGCTGCATCGACACGAGGTGTCCCGACTCGTGCATCATCGTGCTCAGCCTCGGAGACTCGTAGTCGTAGAACGGGGGATGATCCGACCAGTCCCAGCCGTCCTCGGCGGGCATCGGCTGATTGAGCGCCGACAGGGGGTTCAGGGTGATCAGCGAGGATCCCGCCACCGTGTAGCCGCCCACGTCCAGCGAGGGGTTCCCATCATCATCAGTGAACAACGGATCGCCTGCAGGCACGTACAGACCGAAGTCCAGATCCTGCAGATCGCTGGGCAGCGCCTTCCTGACCGTCTCCAGGTCGTCCACGAGCCCTTGGATCACATCATCAGGGAGGTCGTACTCGGTGTAGAGCGTGGGCTCCTCCTGGCCATCCACGATGATTCCCATCGCAGCGCGCCCGTCCTTGCCCTGCATCACGCCTGCGCGCTTCCAGCCTGTGTGCTTCCGGTTGCGTTCCGGCAGCACGTTGGCAGCCACGGCTTGCTTCTTCTGCGTGATCAGCGAGCGGGGGTTGCCGCCAATGTCGGTGGAGGATTCAGTCACCGAGGGGTGCACCGTTGGGGCTCCGTTGGCAGCCAACTCCTTCTTCAGGGACTCGGCCACCTCATCCAACGAGGTGAACACACGCGACGAGCGAGGCTTCTTCCCCTTACTCGTCACCTGCCACCTGTAGCCACTGCGAGTTGTCGTCAGAGACACGCTGCCACTCGGGTGGTTGTACACCACCAGTGAGCCATCCTGCTTGCTGGACATGTCCTGAAACTCCACGTTGCCCAGCACGTCACGCAGCACGTCAGCCAGATTCTTCGGCTTGGAAGTGCCACCTGTGGCCAGCAAGTTGTCGATGGTGGTCACCAGATCCTGGTATCGGGTGTCGGCCTTGCCCTTCGCAGCGAGTTTGTCGGCCTTGGCCTGTGCCCAGCCACGGGTGGACGCCAGACGATTCTCCCAGTCCTCGCCGCCTTTCCAGGCAAGATCAGCCTCCACCCAGCCACGAATCCATCCCGCATCGTCAGGGTTCTGGGCTGTCACATCGAAGGCTTCTGGCACAACACGCGCTGTCTTGATCGCACGCAACTTCCCCGACCTGCCCTTCACAATCGGGGTGCCGATAGGTGCTCCGTAGTAGCGAGCCCCCTCCGGTGTGCGCACGCGCCGGATCATCACTTGGCCAGACCTCGGCGCTTCAACTCCTCTTTCGCTTCCTTCGACCCGAAACGCGCCAGCATCTGCAGATGCGCGTCACTGGCCTTCTCCCAGTCAAACTCCTGCGGCGTGATGAGCATGGGGATTCGCCTCCTCTCCCGCTACTATCGGCCCGATCACTTCTTGGGGGGAATCCCCAGCGCGATCTTCAGGCGTTGCTTGAACTCGTCCTTCGTCTCTCCCGGCTTCGGCTTGGCCAGGATCTTCTTCTCAGTCATTGTGTCCGTCTCCTTTCTGTCAACCACTAGACCAGTCATCGTACGCGGGCGTGCCCTTGGGCGGGCGCTTCTCGTACTTGATACGGATCTCGCCGTCCTCGCCTGCTGCGTACTTGGCGAGATCAGCGATAGCGATCTCCCCACGCTGCTTGGCACGGTCATACGCGCGCTGCGGGTCGTCGGTGACCTCGGTGATATCCAGCCAGATCTCCCCGGTGTCGTTGTCCACCCAGCCACCGAGGAACACCTCGGGATCGGTGGACAGGTCGTCCCAGTGCTTGTCGATGTAGGCGTCCAGCCGCTCCTCAACATCAGGGGCGTCAACCTTGAAGTGCTCGCCCTGCCCCGGGCGGGCCACCGCGAACCCCGTGGCCTTGAACTGGTCGCTGCGCAGATCCGCCGTGAACCCGCCGTCCTTACCAGCCTGGATGATCTGGGCCAGGAAGGACTTAGGCACCTTGGCCTTGGACGGGCCTAGGCGGGCCGTAGACGCACGAAACTTCTTGGACACCTTGTCCATCACGATGGGCGTCCCGATGGGCGCAGAGTAGAACCTCGCCCCTTCAGGGGTACGTACACGGCGAACTGGCATTGTGCGACCTACTTCGTCTTCGCAGTGCGCAGTTTCGCCAGTTCCTCTTCCATCTGGGCCTGCGGCTTCTCGTCCTTCTGGAGCCCCTTACCTTCAGAGTCCTTGCCCACACCCTTGGGCACGATGCCCATCTTGCGGGTGTAGGCGTTGGCGAGATCAATGGCCTCACCGATCTCAATGTCGATCATGTCCACAGTCATGTTCACGTCGCCCAACTGGCCGTCACTAAGATCAGTGGCGACCTGTGCAGCCCAGCGGTGGTGCCCATCCAGGATGTACCCGTCCTTCGTCACGAAGAGTGGGGCGTTCAACTTGTCCTCGGGGAAGGATCCGTCCGCAATGGCAGTGGTCATCCCTGCCACCTTCGGGCCGTCCAACTGCATCTGGGACGCCTTCAACTGGTCAGCCGAGACGGTCTTGCGGTCAATCGCGATGCCCTTATCAGCAAGCATCTGCCGCCAGCCCTCCTCCACGTCCAGTTCCTTGCCGTCCTTGTCCTTGCCCTTGAACTGGGGCATCTCGGCACGCGGGATCCCCTTGTGCTGCACGCAGAACAGGTTGGTCTTCGGCACGCTCACCTTGCACAGGTCGAAATCAGGGGCTTTCTTTCCTGCCTTCTCAGCCTGCTTCACCACGTCACGCAGTTTGTCCAGCAGCGTCCCGGCTTCCATCTCGGACTCCAGCCGGATGCTCTTGCCCTCGGACAGCAGCAACGCCGCCGCCTCGATATCGCCCTTGACCCGGATCGGGCTCTTCGGGGTGCCCTCACCCTCGTAGGACTCAGCACGCTTGCGCACGTCGTCCAGCCGCTGCGGGCCAGTCTGCACCTTCGTGCGAGGCTTCTTGCCCGTCATGCCGTCCAGCACTTCGGGCTTGGCCTTCCCATCATCAGGTAGTTTCGGAGCCGACTGTCCAGGCTTCTGACTGTTCTGAGACTTGAACGGACGATCCGGTGCCACACGCTTGGTGGCCTTGCCCTTCGGCACTCCAGGCAGGATTTCCGGCCCCGGCTTGCCCGACGGGGGCAGTTTCGGCGCTCCCGTGGCGGCCTTGAGTTTGCCTGTCACCCTGTCGCGCACAATCGGGGTTCCGATGGGAGCGCCGTAGAACTTGGCACCCTCGGGCGTGCGGATCCGGCGCGTGAACTGCATCGCAGTCCCGTCGTACTTCCGCTCCAGGGCTTCCAGCCGACGCATGATGTTCGACCACGTACGCTCCACCCGGGTCGCGTAGTCCTCAGCAGAATCGTCAGCCCCCTGGTACTCGATCTTGGCTGAGACGTACTGACGCACCAGCGCCTCGTACTCAGCCTCGGCACGCTTGCCGTACTTGACGCGAGCCGCAGCCACGGCGGCACGCAGCCTGTTGCCCAGCACACGGGCCTTGCCCTCGGGAGTCAGAGAACCTGCATCCACAGAACCCGCACGCTGCTCAAGGTTCCTGACGTTCACCACGGGGTTCACACCTTTCTCAGGGTGAACAATGGCCGCCAACTTCTTCTCTTCGGCGGTCATATCAGCGCCCGCCACTTCAGCGAGGTCGTCCAGGCTGATCTCTTTCGCGTCGTCCAGCAACCTACGAGTGCGCTCCGCGTACGTGGAGTCGTCCACCTGCGCGTCCCACTTGCGGGCCTCGGGGGAATCAGCATCATCACTCGGGCCGAACCATCCCTTGACGCGGCTACCCATGCTCCGCTTGCCCGTACGGCTCTTGAACGTAGCGAACGCGGACATAACGTCTTCCGGGGCGCCCAGGAATCCTGGGTTCAGGTTGTTGTGGTCGTCCAGCATGGCGACCTTCTTGCGCTTCTTCGCCTTCGAGGCGAACGGAGTGCCGTCCACAACAGCCCTCATCGCCCCGGTGACGGGATCCTTCACGATGGGCGAGCCAATGGGCGCGCGGTAGAACTTGGCCCCTTCAGGGGTGCGTACGCGCCGCGTGGCCGAGAACTCCATCTCCTTCTCCTCGTTGGGATCCTCGGAGTGCTCCTCGGGCTCCTCGTCAGACTCCTCGGGCTTCTCGTCCTCGGCGTAGTCCTCGTCCTGCTCGAACTCCTCCTCGAACTCCCCGTCCGCGAGGGCTTCCAGCACCTCGTCCGCGAGATCCACCGGAACCGCGACCATCGTCACCCGCTGGGGCTCCCCGAACGACACCGCGCCGTCCAGCATCTCGAAGGGGAACCGATCAGTGGATCCGTCCGGGTTCTGCACGATCACCGCGTCAGTCCAGACCTCGGTGACCTGACCGCTCTCGCCCTTCTGCTGGGCGTCGAACGCGCGCTTCACACCCTCCAGGGAGAACGCCGGGAGGGTCGCACTGAGCAGCAGCACGTCCCCGGTGTCCAGATCGAACTCGGCCAGTTTCTGCGCGGTCATCTTCATCTTCTCCCACTCCGCGACAGCCGCCGCAGCCTTTGCCCTGGTATCTGCCTTCACGTTGCCGCCGCCTGCGGCCCACACCTTCATCCGACCGATGGCCATCTGGATCGCGGTCTGCTTCGGCCTCCCGCTGCGCATGATCCCCTTGGCCACNNGCAGATGTACTCGGGCAGACCGCCCTTCTTCTCAACTGGGTATTCAAACCCAGTTACTCTTCGGGGACGAATCGAGGGAACATCCCGCCAGAATGATCATCTCGTCCCGAGTAACTGTGTTCATGCCACCACCTCCTCATCGAGTGAGCATCCGGCGAGAATGATCATCTCGTCGTGAGAGAACTCCTCCATCACATCCCCATCTGGTCGAAAGCGGCTGCCAACTTGGGAAGGATCACCGACGCGGTTTCCGGCGCGTACTCGTCCAGGGTGGCCTTGATCACCTCGGCCACGGTCGCCAGCAACTGGCGTCGGAACTCCGTATCGGTGGCCCGGGTCTGCTTGTTGAACTCCTGGGTCATGTTCAGCCAGAACGAGTTGAACTCCTTCTGCGCCGTGGTGTGGCTGAACGTGTTGTTCGACTCGTGCCAGCGCAGCACCACGTAGTTGTACGCGATGCGCTCAATCAGGAGTTGCTGCACGGTGGTCATCTCGCTGATGTGCTCGGCCTCACGGCGCAGGCGAGACACGATGATCTCGTACATCTCGCGCAGCCGAGGATCGTCAATGGTGTCCGGGAGCGTGAACACCACATCCAAGGATGCGTAGTCGTCAACCGGGGTGGTCACGAATCCTCCTAGGGAACAGGCTTCCTAGGTATTATCGGTCAACCTGTAATAGCACCCCGAGCGGTGATTGCGGAACGTCTTGGCCTGCGTGCCCTCGAAGTCCTGCTCCTGAGCGTGTGTCCCCATGTGCTTGCCGATGTTCTGGCTCCGGGAGGCTCCGGTCACCACGAACTTGGCATCGAACCGGGGCAGGATCCGCTTGGCGATGTTCCAGTCCCAGCCCGCCTGCGACCCATCAGGGTTGCCCGTGGAGTAGTCCTTGTCCCAGGTGTCCCGCAGCACGCCCGTCCAGCGATTCCGCCACGTCCCCCAGATCCACGGGTTGAAGTCCTGCACGAGCGCCACAACATCAGGATCCGGCGTCTCGAACGTGCCCTGCAACTGGCACATGGCCCCGAACACCTCGGGCACGTTCTCGAACTCGTTCTTCGCCCAGGTCATGTACTCCAGCACATCATCAGAAACGATGAGATCCTCCTCGGCCAGCACCGTGAACTCGGCCCCGGTCTTGAAGGACTTCTCCAGCCCCTCCCACGGATTCACCAGCACGCCGAGGCGCTCAGCGTTGAACACCACCTGCTTGTCGGGGTGCCGGAACTGCTCGATCACCGCTGCAGCGTCCTTGGTCATGGGAGTCGGCTCCACCATGAAGATCAGCCGCCAGTCCTGCACGCCACGCACTTCTCCCCAGGACGCCAGTGCCTCCTTGAGATACCAGGGGCGCTGGCAGACCGTGAACACGATGGTGTCCTTGATCATCCCCTCACCCCCTGAGTCGCCGTCTCCACGTAGTTCGACCGCCCGACCTTCTTGTGGCCCCAGTGGTGGATCCCGATCACGTCCGGACCATCCTGCCAGATCCTGGAGGCGTCCCCGCCCTCGGGAACCTGCTTCCAGTGCACGCTGTTGAACGAGGCTTGCGGGAGCGCCAGGAACTCATCATCAGGAGTCCGGTTGCGGTTCCACCCTCGCGCCAGCGCCGTCAGCAGGTGCGGGCCAGTAACTTTGTTCATCTCGTCGCCCGGACGGTCGGCGTAGAACGACGGGAGGATCTCGTTGAGCCGCTCCCAGAACGGGTGCTCGGCTGGGCCTCCCAGCACCGCGTTGACCACCAACTCGCCCTCGTCCTCGTAAGGGGCGTACGCGCGCTGGCCGACTCGGAAGTGCTCCAGCAGATACTCAACGCTACGTACGGGCTCGATATCCACGTTCACGTAGATCCCGCCGTGCTGGTAGATCACCTGATATCCGAACACGTCCGCGAGTTGCACCCACAACTCGATGCCCTCGCGCCCCGCGTCTCGTCGGAACAAGTCTTCCACCACCTCGCGGTTGATCACCGTCTCCATCAACTCGTCAAGCGTCCAGTCCTTGACTGTCCACCCCGGGTTGAGTGAGGCCCACCTCTCACGATACTCCTCATATTCAGGAGGCATCCGGTACGGCCCGAGCCACATCCGGTGGATCGTGGGGCTCACAGGTGATCCCTCCACACCTCGTGGCGCGACAGGTAATCGAGGTAGTAGGGCACCGTGTCGGCCACCACTTCCTCCAGCGTGCGGAACGCTGCAGGATGCACCCCGTAGGGCATCAGCGGCTCCAGCGTGGACACATCGGCCTGCACCACAGCCCCCGGCGTCTCGCCGTCGCGCAGCGGGATGTGGTCGATGTTCACGGGGCGGGCGTAGTTCTCGCTCACGTACGCGGCCACCGTCTCAGCGATCTGGTTGACCGTCGTGTTGGCTCCGGTTCCGGCTTCGATCACCGTCTCCAGCCCCTCGCCCCTGTCCATCGTGGCGTGCAGGGCAGCAATCAGGACGTGTGCCACGTCGTCCACATGGATAATGTCCATCACCTGCTCGCCGGATCCGTAGATCTCCACGGGCTGGCCCGTGAGCGCGCGACAGATGAACGACGGGCCGATCTTGCGCACCTTCGAGTCCCCGAACGGGGCAGCCACCGACTGGCCGGGGCCGACAGCATTCAGGGCACGCACCGTGGTCACCGGGGTGCCCCGGAACATCCGGTACATCTTGCAGAACCGCTCCACCGTGTTCTTGGTGATGCTGTAGGAACTCGATTCCCACCAGTTCCCCACCGCGATGTTCACTGTCGGCACGCCGTACTGCGCCACTGCCTGCAGCACGTTGAGCCCGCCGATGACGTTGGTCTGCGCAGCCGGGATCGGGTTGGAGATCGTCTCCGAGGTGCCCAGGACACCCGCCAGATGGATCACCGCGTCCACATGCGCCACCGACTCAGTGGTCGCCGTGGCGTCCCGAATGTCTCCGACGTGGATCTCCACGCCGTCCGGGTAGTGCTTGGGCCGGAACACCCTGTCCAGCACCACAACCTGATCGCCTTGGGACACCAGACGCCGGATCACCGCAGAACCGATGAACCCGCTTCCGCCCGTAACAAGTACCTTCACAGAGTCATGCCCTTCATCTCATCCAGCGACAGCCGCCGCCTCTCCGAGTGCACTATCGGTGCCGACGACGCCTGAGAGACACTCCGAGGGGTCTTTCCGACCTCCCCGAGCAGGGCTGTCGCCAGATAGATCAGCGCGACTGGGGAATCATCCATCCTGATGTTTGTCTTTACGCTCCACAACACGCGCATCCAGCCGACAGCCAGGGGCACGGGCATCCGAGCCGCGATCCGCTGGCGGGCCTCCTGCTCGGATCCGACGGCCTCGATCTCGCCGCCCGAGTTGATCACCACCACGTCCTTCAGCGTCCGGGTCAGCGCACTGATCACCACCGAGGGCTCCCCGACCATCCCGACCACCGCGTCCACGCGCTCGTACGCTGTCGCCAGATCCTGATCGAGGATCGCCTCGATGATCCCCGGCGCGAAGTCAGAGTCCCCGACCAGCGCCTTGAACTGCGCCACGGTGCCGACCCCGGCGCGGACACACTGATCCAGCGTCATCACCGCGTCCCGCAGACCGCCGTCCGACCGCCCTGCGATCAGCGGCAGGATCTCGGGCTGCATCTCGATGCCCTCGCTGGCCACGATGTGCTCCAGCCTGCCCACAATGTCGTTGACCGTGATCTTGCGGAAGTCGAACGACATGCACCGACTCACGATGGTGTCCAGAATCCGATGGGGCTCGGTGGTCAGCAGCACGAACACCGTGCGCTCAGGCGGCTCCTCCAGCGTCTTCAGCAGGGCGTTGAACCCCTCCCGGCTCATGCTGTGCGCCTCGTCCAGCAGCACCACACGGTACTCACCGCCCGTGCTGTACTGCACCATCTCCGTCAGCGTGCGCACATCGGCCACCAGCCCCGAGGACGCCGCGTCGATCTCGATCACGTCCAGGCTGTTGCCCCCGAACACCGCCGAGCATGACGGGCAGTGCCCACAGGGGCCGACAGGGTGCTTCTCACAGTTCAGCCCCGCCGCCACGATCCGGCCCGTGGTGGTCTTGCCAGCGCCCCGCACCCCGGTGAACAGCAGCCCCGAGGGAACCGTGCGATCCGACACCATCTTCGACAGCACCGTGCGTACCACTGGCTGACCCACAATGTCCTCGAAGGATCGGGGACGGTACTTCAACGCCAGAGGCTCGGTCACGTCGGTGGCCTCCGACCGATCTGCAGGATGGGCTTGCCATCGTCCAGCACCCGCTGCGCCGGGAGACTCGCCGCACGCCGGATCTGCTCAGGCACCCCGATCTGGCAGGTGTCGTCGGCAGTGGGCATCAGCATCTCAAAGCCGTACTCGTACCCGCACTCCTCACACGCCCAGTAGGTGCAGTGGTCGCCGTCCTGCTCCCACGTCGCGGTGCCGTCGCACTCAGGGTCGCCACATGGCCTGTCCTGTCCCATACCGCTCATACGGGGATCAACCTTCCCTCGATGCTGTCCTTGCACTTCGGGCAGTGATCAGGGTCGTAGGACTGCTCCAGCACGTTCACCGGGATGGTCACCCCGCACTGCTGACAGGCCGGGAAGAAGAAGTCCCACTGGTCTGTCTCCCACTGCACGAAGGAGTCCACCCGCCGCGCCGGGAACCGTGCGTACTCCAGCCAGGACGGGTTGCCCAGGAACGCAGCCAGCACGTTGTACGGGCTCGGGCGTCCCCGCACCAGCATCCGTACCACCACACGGTGTCCCTCCCTCGCCAGCCAGAGCCCGTCCACGTACTCCTTGGCGTTCACCGTCTCCATCGTCGGCCCGAAGTAGGTCACCGGAGCACGGATGGTCATGTCCACGCTCTCCTGCTCGTCCCACCACCGCAGCCGCGCCTGCAGTGTGGACAACTCCTCCTCCACCTCCACCTCGTAGAGGGTCAGATCCAGATCCGCACGAATCGAGCCCGCCGTTGGCGGGTGAATCTTCCACAGCCCCACCTGCATCCACGGCTGCCCCGTAGGGGACACCAACTCCTCCTCCACTGCCGCCAGGAACTTCTCCAGCGCCTGACTGCTCACAGGTTTGGTCAGCGCGAACTCCACGTAATCAGTGCCGTGTGTCCAGTCCTTGAAGCCGATGGCGTCACTGGCGAACACGATGGATCGCTTCACGATGTTGGCCGGGAGATCTGTGGCCTCCTGCGCTCGGTACAGCGCCCTGCGCAGCGTGAACCGCCAGTGATCGTTGGTCACCAGACGGTACGCCTCGGACTTGTCCAACCGCGCTCTCACCTTCACCGCCACACTGCGCTCGTCAATGGCGTCCACCGTGGACAGGTCGATGCTCTCGTCGTCGGCTGCCGTGTACTGCTTGCGGATCTCCAGATCCTCCCGTGTGCACGCACCGCACGCCTTGCCCAGACACCGCTCGTCACACCGGGACAGCCACTCCGCGCCGTGGTACTCGCTGCCCTCGAACTGCTCGTCGTACGTCGTGGAGTCGGTGATCTCCAAGAACTCCACCATCTGCTGGTACACGTCCCACAGCAGCGACTGGCTCACGCCTGTGGAGATGAACTCCCAGCCGAACAGATCGTCCTTGCCTCGCTCATCGAAGGCGTCCTCCAGCCCATTCAGGAACCCGTGCTTGACCATGTTGGCGTCCAGCAGATCCCGCGTGCTCTTGGGCACCCCGCCCCAGCAGGCCACGTTCAACTCCAGCATGGTGTCCACCAGCACCTCACCGATCTCCCGGCTGGCTCGCTGGCACAACTGGAAGAAGGTCACCTTGTTGACCTCAGACTTGGATCCGATCTTGAAGTCGATCTTGAGATCCCGCATGGCGTCCCACATGTGGGACAGGTGGTAGTTGGCCGGGGTGGGCGCGAACCACTGGAACGGCGTGTTCGCCTCAATCAGCAGCGGTGTCCACGAGAACTGGATCACCACGTTGGACTTGCCCATCGAGTCACGGATCTCCGCGAGATCCCGGGCCAACTGCACGATGCGCTCAATGTCGCCCTCGTCCTCCCCCGGCATGTTGGAGATCATAAACAACTTGACCTTGCGCACCCCGGCTTCCAGCGCCCGCCGCACCGCCTCCCGCGTCTCAGCGTCGGACACCCCCTTGCCCACCAGATCCCGCATCCGTTGGCTGTTACCCTCCAGCCCGAGGGTCACCCCGTCCATGCCTGCGTACGAGGACAGCGTGACGAACTGATCGTCTGCGATGAAGTCGTCAATGCGCATGGCTGCACCGTCCACCTCGTCGGTGACGTTCTCCACCAGCGCCTTGGTCAGCCGCTTCTTCTCGGTGTGCATCGGGAAATCAGGGGCCACGTAGGCGACGTGTGTGCCACCCATGTTCCGCTTCAGGTTCTTCCCGAACTCCACCATGTAGTCCACGCTGCGCTGACGGTACGGCTTGGTCACCCACGACAGCCGACAGAACGAACACCATGAGGGGCAGCCGCGTGCCACCTCAATGTCCCCCGAGGCGTTCCCGGCGTCGGTGTACAGCAGTGGCGCATCGTCCAGAGGCGGGATCGCATCGAGGTCGCGCACGTAGTGCCGCTCGAAGGGCATCCTCATCCCCTCCAGCAGGCTGCGATACCCGACCACCTGCTTGCTGGGCTTCTCCAGCCCGACATGACTGCGATCCTGGTAGTCGTAGATCACCTCCACGAACCGGGGGAAGTACAGGTACGGGAACTCACGAGCCATCGCCTCGTAGCACCCGACACGATCAGTGCTCCAGCGCCCCTCCTGCTTGTACTGGCTGATCCGCTCCATCACCCGCCCGATACCGGGGTTGCCCTGCTCATCCTCGGCCTCCCCCAGGTAGAACGCATCGACCACCGGAGCCAGCACCTCGGGGGCGGCGTACGCCTGCCCGCCCACCAACACGAACGGGTCGGTGCCGCCCCGTTCCCGCCAGCGCACCGGAACCCCCGACATGGACAGCATCTTCACGAACGACATGGCCAGCACGGGGTACGAGATGCTGGTGCTCACCACATCGAAGTCCGTCATGGCGTGCTTGTACTCGATCCCGAACACTGGGATCCCGTTCTTCTCCAACAGCCGCATGTCCCGGGGCGTAGCAGGCAGGTAGAACCTGTCGCACAGGAAGTCCTCCCGGGCGATGTTGATCGCCTTGTACACCGCTGGGATGCTCTGGTTTCCTGCCGCCTGCTCGTACGCCCACGACGCCACCATCAGGGTGCGCACACTGCAGGCATCCCAGTCCTTGAACACCACGTTGGGCTCGTCCCCGAGGTACTGCGTCCCCAGGTCGAAGCGCCACAGGTTCTCATCGAGGAACTGCCGGATCTGCGCAGGGCTACGCATGATCAACGCTCACGGGTCGCCACCGTCCTTCCGTCCACCTGCGAGAACCGATACACCGTGTCGGCCACCTCAGTGAACTGGTCGCTGTGCGTTACAAGAATGATCTGGATCCCAGTCTGCTGCACGAGATCCGCCAGGAACTCTGCGAGCGGCCCCTGGTATTCGCGACTCACATGAGCGAAACTCTCGTCCAGCACGAGCAGCCGGGGCTGGGAAGGATCCAGGAGAATCAGGACGATCCGCAGCAGCACCCCGACCGTTGCCGCCAGCCCGCCGCCGCGCGCATCCAGCACCGGGGTATCCACCTTGTCCCCGTTGGCCAGCGTCGTGCGGATCACGAACGACGAGTTGACCGCCTTGCCCTTCACCGAGGACTCGATGTGGAAACTCAGATCCTGCTCGAAGATCGTGCGCAGCCCTCGGGTCACCAGTGACTCGATAGCGTCCTGCGCTTCCCGGGCTCGGGACTCCGACACACTGTTGAGCACTCCCACAGCCCTGTCCAGAACGTCCTTGAGAGACTCGGCCTCGTTCAGTGCCTGCTCGGCTGTCTTGCCCTCCCGGGCCAACGCCTTCAACTCCCCCAACCGCATATCGTTGTCCGACTTCAGAGCAGCGATACGCTGGCGCAGCAGTTCCAAGGAGGTCACGTCTTCTTATACGGGGAAGCGAACAAAGAGATGCCGTCCTCGGTGGACTCGATCTCCAGCCCCCAGTGTGAAGCCTGCTGCACCTCCGACATGGTGAGCGAGTCGATCCCCGACTTGATCACCACTGCTGTGAGGATCCAGTCAGCCACATCGTCCGACGGGGTGTCTCCCATCGCCTCGATCAACAAGTCTGCCTTCGCCCCGTAGATCAACCTCGCCTCGGCCAGCGAGGTGGGGTTCTTCCCGTTATCAGCCTCGTACAGCGTCACGATCAACCTATCTCGCAACCGCATACGTCCCTCCAAAGCGCATAAAGAAGCGGCCCTCGCAGACGGGGGAGACTACGAGGGCCGCTAGGGGTCAGGAGACGGAGATCTCGAAACCCGCTTAGGGTGTCCCTGCGAAACTTCCGCTCCCCAGGAACTCACCCAGAGTAGCACATACCACGTAGTGCCGCTATATCAAACCCAGTCCAACCTCATCTGATTCACGATTCCGATGGTTTCCTTGTCCCGCAGCATCAGCGGAGACTTCCGGCTCTTCGTGTCTGTGCCGAGGTAGAAAGTGCACGAGGTGCCACTGTGCATCGCCAGCATGTCCAGCAGGTACTGGTGATTCACCGCGACTTTCCGGTCGGCGTACTCCCACACCCCAGAGATCGTTTCCTCTGCACGGTTGCCGAACTTGTCCCGGCTCACCACCACGCAGGAATCCTTCGACAACTCCAGCACAATGGCCGAAGAGTCCTCGTCCGCGTTGATCCGCACCCGCCGCACAGCGTCCACGAGATCCTTGGTCACCACGTCGAACTGATCGTGGTTCATCAAGGCGGGACGAAGCAGCAACTCCTCCACATCAGGGAAGGTGGCCATCAACTTGGCAGCCACGAACTCATCAGTGCCCACCTTGAACACCAGATGGAACTCCGTCTCCCCGACCTCGATCTTCTCCACCTCGGTGGCCTTGAGCAGTTTCACCAGATCGTCCACCGCACCCACCGGGATCTGCAGCGACAACGGGAACCCCGTCAGAGTGGTCTGCTGGAACCGCACCCCGTCGCACGCGGTCATCTTCTCGTTGGACACGTCGATCATCATCAGTGACGGACGGTTCATATCCCGGGCTGCCGCTCCGCGCACAGCCTGGATCGCTGCCAGGAACCGCTCCCGGGGAACCTCCGTCCACGTCACCTGCGAGGTGTCCGGGATAGCGGGGTAATCCTCCCCAGTCGGAAGACGCAGCAGCCAGCGCGCGCCACCTGCCGAGATCGTGGCCGCTCCCTCGGACACCGAGATCTCAATGTCGCCGTCAGCGGACTCACGGATGATCTCCAGCATCTTCTTGGCCGGGAGCACCACCGTGCCGGGATCCTCCACAGCCACCAACTCGGTGTGGCAGACCACGGACAACTCCATATCAGTGGCCACCACGGACAGGCTGTCGGACTTCACCTCCACCTGGAAGTTCTTCAGCACCGGGAGAATGTCCTTGGCCGGAACCACGGCGCTCGCCTTCTCGAAGAGTCCCTGCGCCACGAACTTCTTCAGCCGGAATACCGGATCAGCCATTCTCCAACTCCTCCACCTTGGCCAGCAACTCCTCCACCGCCTGCTCGATCTTCCGACGCCCCTGCTCGATCTTCTGCTCAGCCTCTTCGACCGACGAGACTCCGAACTCCTCCCGAAGCCTCGCCAGTCCGTCCTCCACCTCGCCCTGCGCAATGTCTGCTCGGGCCTGGGCACGATCCCGGGTCTGGGTCAGAGCGTTGATCTTGTCCTGCAGCAGCCGCAAGTTGTCCTCGATCTCAGTCACGACCCTTATACGGGGATCACCGCGCAACCGTTCCTGTAAGCGCGGCAACAACCACCAACGTGTCATCAGGGATCTCCGTGGCAACAAGCACAGGATCGAGTTCGGTCTTCCACACCACCAACGCTGTTGGCGGGCAGTAAGGCACCACTACAGGGTCAGACTGTGACTTCCACACCGTGACCGGAGCAACTCCCGCCAAGACCACAATGGGCTCGGCAGGGGGGCCAACTTCCCAGCCTGCCACCGCCTGCACCGACAGCGCCCCAGTCGCCTCCAGGGCACTCTGGCCAGTCGGCCCCGACGAAGCGTCCGCACTGAGACTGACCACTGCCTGCAGAGAGGCACTCGCCAGAACAGGCGGAACAACCACCGGATCTGCCGTCAACGAGCCCGCTGCCGCCAGAATGCCCGCACCCTCATCGGTGACCAGCCCCGCTACCTGCAGCGCACCGGAAGCCGACAGGACGGCCTGAGCATCCTGACTGACCTCGCCCAGTGCTGACAGCGCGGCAGTGGCAAGCAGATCGGCGTCCCCCGCAACAGTAAACGCTCCTGTCACTGTGAGGACACCCGAAGCAGAAAGCAACGAGGACGCCCCTGCCAGCCCCAGGCTCCCACTGGCGGACAGCGCCGCCACCGACTGCAACGAAGACCCGACTGCGGAATCAACAGCAGCCTGTGCCGTCAGAACAGCGGTAGCGGCCAATGTCTCCGTGGCCGAGTCCACCACCACGGCTGCTGTAGTCAACGTCCCTGCAGCCACCAGCGCCGCTTGTGCCGACCGCGCAACCTCGGCTGCTGCAATCAACGGGGCTGTGATCAGAAGTTCGCTGGAGATCCCCAACGTGGAAACTGAGGCTGCTGCGGACAACTGTGCAAAGCCAGACAGGACACTCGTGCCCTCATCAGTGACCAACGCCGTTGCGATCAAGGACGCCTGGGAACTCAGCGTTGCGGTGTACCCGTAGACCGCGTAACCGTCGGCCTGCAGTGCCCCCGTTGCCTGCAGTGCCCCTGCCGTCGGAGCGAGGTTGACGTACCCAGCCAGAGCCAGACCCGCCTGGAACTCCTTGTACGCCCCCGAGGTGTCTTCGACCACCCCAGCGCCAACCAGAGATCCGCTCTCAGCCAGCACTGCGGTTGCATCATCAGTGACTACCGCCGTAGCAGTGAGAGCCGCTGCAAACGTACGTGCTCCCGTCACGTACTGGAACTGACTCCCAGCAGCACTCAGTGCCCCAGTGGCAGCGAGGTCTGCCGCTCCGTCGTCCACGACCGACGCACTTGCGGTCAGGGTGCCTGTCACCGAACGGCTACTGCCAGTCCCCGCGAGGTTGACGTATCCCGCAGAAGTCAGCGCCCCAGACGCCGAAAGATCGGCTGCACCGTAGTCGTACACCATCCCAGCGGCAATGAGACTGGCGGTGGCGACGGAATACACCATTCCCTCGCTGCCCACTACTGCGGAGGACGACAGCGCAGCGTTGGCAGTCAGGGACGACGTGACAGGGGCGATCTTCTCCGCGCTCGCCGTCAGGGAAGCAGACCCCGCAACGGTGCCAGCGCCCACCCTGGTGGGAGACGCAGCACTGGTCAGAGCCCCGGCTGCCGACAGCGAAAGATCAGCATTAGCCCCACGAACTCCGGTGGTGGTCAGAGTCCCGGCTGCCGACAACGCACCTGCGGTGACCGCCGACAACGAGGACAGCGTGGTGAGAGATCCGGTCGCGGTCGTGGTCACGGACGAGGGAGACTCTCGTACTCCGGTGATGGTCAGCGTCCCGGCTGCTGACAACGCAGCCCCTACCCCCGCCTGACTGACGTACCCATCGACCACCAGTGCTGCAGCCCCGACAAGGATCCCCGTGCCCTCATCAGTGACCAACGCCGTTGCGCTCAAGGACGCCGTGCCCGTCGGCACCGAAGATCCCGTGTTGAGCGTCAATGCGCCCGAGGACACCAAAGACGCTGCGCCCGAGGTGAGAACCCCCGAGCCCTCATCCAGCACGTACCCAGAAACCGTGAGTGCGCCTACTGCGCCCAACGACGCACTGGCCCCGGCCAGGGAAACATGAGCAGAGGCCGACAGGGATCCGGTGACCGACACCGACACCGTACGGCTGGCAGAGATAGCGCCAACAACACTGACAGATCCGGTCGCGGTCGGCAGAACGGCTGTACCGTCATCAACCACGATTCCAGCAGGCACCACGGACGCCGCAGCAGCCAGAGACGCTGTGACCATCGCGTCCTTCTGCGGAGTGCCTGTAGTCGCCGCCACCGCCGACAGCGTTGCCACAGCGTTACGTCCAGGAACACCAGTGCTGATCAGCGTCCCGGCAGCCGACAGAGATCCGGTGGTGGCCGCGTCCAGCCTCGGGGATCCGGTCAGAGATCCGGTCGCGCCCAACGAAACGGTGGACTCTGCGGCCCGCACGCCAGTGCTCGTCAGTGCTCCTGCTGCACTCAACGACGCACTGGCCCCAGCCAAAGAGACGTACCCCGAAGTGGTGAGTGCTGCGCTTCCGGTGAGGATCCCAGTGCCCTCATCAGTAACCAGAGCCACGGACGTGAGGGCAGCAACCCCAGTGGGCAGGGAGACGGCAGCGTTGCGCGCAGGAGCGCCCTGTGAAGTCAGGCTGGCTGTTGCCGTCACCGGAACCGAGGCGTACCAGCCGACCGAGGCTGCCGAGGTGAGGGTTCCTGCAGCACTCAGGGAAGATGTGCCCGAGTCCACCACCACTGATGACGAGGTGAGGGTTCCTGCAGCACTCAGGGAAGACGACGTTCCCGCCAAGGACACCGACGCCACCACGTAGAGCGCCGCCGTCCCAGAGGGCAACGCAACAGCCCCCGAATCGACCACCACACCTGCGGAGGTGAGCGTGGCGGTGACCTGTTGGAGGGCATCGCCGGAATCGACCACCACACCTGCAGTAGTCAGGGAAGCGGTGCCTGTCGGCAACGACACCGTGCGGGTGGACACGACGTTCCCCGAAGTGGTGAGCGCCGCAATTCCAGTGAGGATCCCCGTGCCCTCATCAGTGACCAGCCCCGCCGAGGTCAGACTAGCGGTGGCCGAGACGCTGACGGCCCCGGCGTCCTCCACCACTCCCGCAACGGTTAGAGATCCTGTCGCAGACGCCGCCACTGTGCGGGTGGACAGTACGTACCCCGAAGTGGTGAGAGTTGCTGTCCCCGTGGTCAGCGTTCCGGTGGCGGTGTCTTGTACCGTCCCGGCACTGACCACAGAAGCAGTCGCGGACAGGGAGGAGGTGGTAGAACGGATGCCGACAGGGGTACTGGTCAGGGCGGCAGTTGCCGACAGCGTGACAGTCGCGTTTCTGGCAACCCCAGCGCCTGCGGTCAGACTGGCAGTACCAGTGGGAAGAGTGACAGTGGCGGTATCTACCACCGTCGCACTGGTGGTCAGTGTTCCGGCAACCGCAGGACGTTCTGGGAGCAACGATCCGCTCGGGTACAGCGAACCAGACGGCAGCGGTTGAGTGTGTCCCGGCAGAAAGGCTTGTGCGTTGTGCGTGGCCGCGAACGCTGCCGCAAGTGTCCCTGTTGCCGACAAGGAAACAACGCCCTCATCGACCACCGTCCCGGCTGTTGTGGCTGCCCCGGTAGCAGACAGGCTGACAGTGGCTTCGTGTGTGACTGGCCCGACTGATAGCGCAACATCGAAGTTGCTTCCATCACGCAACTCAATGTCGTAGTCAGACGGAGGGATGTTCAGTTTGTCGAGGTAGATAACGTCCGTGCCGGAATCGACTGTACCGCCTAGTTCTACTCCGACCTCGGTCAGATGATCGCCCAGAGTGTGCGCGTACGAATCGAAGTTCGTCCATGTTGCGCCGTCTGCGGAATAGTCGAAGTACGCAGTACCGGATGTTTCTCGGATGCGCCAGTACGCCATTGTGGTCGCGTTGTACGTCGGGCCAGTCGGCCCGTAGACCATCGACCCATCCTTGACGATGTACGGACGAAGCCTGTTGTCGTTCATGAAGATCGACAGGCGAGAAACGTAGTTGCTGTTGAAGACGTTGAACCACAACTCGCCAGTGGAACTGGCCGGAATCTGGTCGGGCACAGTGATCTTGGCAAAGACCGACGATTCGGTCATATCGAACTGCCCGTGGTCCCACGCTAGAGGTGGAGTCCACGCGGCTCGCCATGAAGTCTGAATCGGGATAGCCAACTGCCCACTGACAATAGACAGGGTTGTTCCGTTGTCGTCCCACTTGCCGATACCGCGACCGAAGTCCTCTGTCCATGTTTCGATCTTCGGCGCGGCGATGGTGTTTACGTCATCGAGGTACAGGTAGTCAGTGGATTCGGTTCCCCAGTATCCGGTGGACACCTGGAAGTACATGCTGGTGGTAGTGAGTCCGTGGGATGAAACCCATCGCAGTTGATCCCATGTCACACCATCAGTGCTGATGCCGAACCACAGACTGCCGTCGTACTCCTGAATGCGCCAGTATTCCCCACCAGTCGGGTAGTACCCAGAAGCCACCGTGTCGTTGGTGCCACCACTTCGGACACGGCACTGAATCTCACCAGAGTCAAGTTGACCCATCATGAAACTGTTGTTGCTGTCCACCGCCATCTCAAACCACATCTGGCGGCTGCCATTACCGGGCTGTGCTGGTGCCCAGATTCGTCCTGTGACGCTGGAATTGGTGAAGTTGAAGTTCGATGCGGAGTTGATGCCACTCCACCCCGAAGTCATCGTCAACTTGGCACGGCCAGATTCGATAACCGCCGTGCCCCACGTTTCCCACTGCGGGTCGAAACTACCGCCTGAGAATGCGTCTGTGATCGAGATGGGTGCCATTGGTCACCCGCCTACGTCGCAGTGCCGGGGGCAGACCTACCAACGTGTGTGCTGTCTTCGTACGCGCTGACATACACAGGGATCGTGTTGTCGTACCAACTGAATGAGTACGAACCGTTGCCAACACGAGAGGTGGTCTTCGCTACTTCTTCCGGCGTGCCAGACCGCACCAGATCAAGAGTGACTGTCCCACCATTCGATCCAGTGATCGACCCGCTGACCGTGTAAGTGATCGAGTGGTAGGTGATGAGCAAGCACAGTTGGCCGCGCACTGGCACACCGTTGCCGACTGACCACCGCCACCTACGGGACACTTCTGGGTCAAGGCGTTCTCCGTCGTGAGTGAGTGTGTCGCCGGGGAACCGATAGAAGATATCGCGTGCTTGTGAGTACGAGTGGTATATGCCTGTTTCACCGTCTGACCCTGCAAGATCGGCATAGACAGGTTCCCACACAAGACCGCCCTCACCAGCCAGCCGCTCAACCTGTACCGCGTTACCTGCGTGTGGGGACGTACCGGACACCACAAACTTCTGTTCAGTTCCGAAGGCCGTGATGAAGTAGTCGGACTCTGGAATTTCCAGGGCACTTGCAGCGACAATGTACTCTCTGTTCGCCGTCGTCGTCCCAGTGTCGCTGATGCACCACATAACGGTATGGTTCTCCGCTCCATGCCCCGCAGTCGGCTTATCAGCGGTGTAGTTGATGATGAAGAATCCGCAGACGTTGTACCCAAGGTCAACGGTATCGGTACGGTACGCATCGACGTTGAGTGTGTTCTTTCCCCGCGTCAAACTAAATGCACTGTCCTTGCGGATCATGGCCGCATTCGACCCGCCCAACACTGAGGCAGCATCGGTGTAGGTCACGAACGAGCCTGTCCCGATCCGCATGTTCAGACCAGCGATGGTGGCGTTCTGATCCCAGAACAGGTAGCAGGCTTGCTGCTTCAAGACGATGCCAGTCTCTTGAATCCATAAGACGCGGGTAGCGCGCTGGTAGTCCGACGATGTTGTCCCGCCCATTGGGGAATCCATGCTGACTGGAAGCATCAGGGATACGTAGATATCGTTCGCGGAGGTTGCGTCAAACTCGTAGGTCACCACCAGCCACGCCTGCATGTGGTAGCCCATGTTCACAGACGAGTAGACGTAGAACGAATGCGTGGCATTGGTGGTGAACGACTGGATGCTGTTCATCCGAACGAACATCGACACTGTGGAACCATGCTCGTACACATCAGAGGTGTACGCGGTGTTCGTGTCGATCTGCATAGTGAAGGACTGGTCGGTGGTGCCCGTGTTGTTGTCGTTGCCCTGCAAGACCAGCACTGTCTGGCGGTAGACCTTCGATGCCTCGGGTAATTCAGTATCGAGTGCTGGGATGGTGGCATTGGCAGTTCCCGGCTTGGTCGTTGCCATTGCTCCGACAGGTGCATCCAGTGGAATCCGCACCGTCTTGATCTGCGTGGCGCTGGTGTCGTTGTACTCGTAGGTAATCGAAAGTCTCGCGCTGACGTTGTTGAAAGCCGGGGACAACGGTGATGCCACTGCGGAGTCCATCAGAACTCGCGCATCGACGGTGTGGCTGGTGCCTGTGAAATTGGTCGTGAAGTGACTGGTGAAGTCGCCGCTGAACACGATTGTCTGTTGCTCGCCACCGTTGGTGATCGCGTTGGCGTTGTTGACCACGGTGTACGCGCTTCCCGCAACACTCATCGACAGTTGGTGGCGGGAGATGTTCCCAAGCGTAGTGTTGCGGTCGTGGGCGATGACTTCCAGCAACACCTTCTTGAACGTCTTGCCAGATTCAGGAAGCGAGACAGTGATCTGGGTCAGGTTGGTGTCAGTCGCATCGACCAGGGTGGTGCCGTGAGGGAACCACCACTCCACCGTCTTTAAACGTGTCGCCATGTGCTGTCACCTCCTAACTCGGCGGCTTTACGAGAAGCCACGAACTACCGCTGGAACCACGCGGTGCGCGCCACGCATTGCTGGCACTGTCCCATGCCACGACTTTCGCGTGCGGCATGACCCGCACGTAGTTGGCGCGGGTCTGAATCTCCGCTACGGGTAGAACATCCCGCGTCAAGCACAAGTGACTAATCGACCCATCGAAACCAGTGAAGTAATCGTCTACCCCAGCAGTAAGAGTGTTAGCGTCCAAGTTGGCCATAGCCGCTGTGGTCGTCACTGTCTCTGTGTTTGTACCGTCTACATACAACTTCACAACATTAGAAGTCCCCGTCGCTGCATGGGTCAACGCAAGGTGATGCGGCAACCCATCACTAATGATGGGGCGGGAATGCACAGTGCGAGAAGATACTCTTGACCCGCCTACATCGCTTGTGTAGATGCGTGCCCTACCTGCGGTATCGGTGTAGTTGTCGTTGTATGGGTACAACTCAATGGTGATGTTGTATCCAACCGCCCCTAAAACCGAACAGATACTTCGCCCCCACGGCCCACCGAAGAAGTTGTAGCCCGTGGTGATCGTGATTGCTACGCATTCCAGAGTGATGCCATACGTTCCTGCGGTGAATGCGCTGTTGTCGTCCACTACGCGAAGTGTCTTCGCACTGGTCAAATCAATCAGGTACGTCCCGACCTTCCCGGTGTGCGGGAGACTGATCGTGGATGCGGCGTTCTGCGCCGTCCATGACGTTGCCGTGGAACGGCTGTAGACACCGGACGACGAATCAGTCAGCGGGTGCTGGCCAAGAACGGTGTAGCCCGATCCGGTCTGTTGTGCGGTGAGGTGATCGCCCATCCGTTATGCCGCCTCGTACATGAACCAGTACGACACATTCAATGTGTTTGGTGAAGTGACTAGTGTCGAATTACAGAACGTCAAACCAGACCATGTGGTCGTCGATGCTCCCAGGAGTTGTCCGTAGTTTGAGGATGGGTACAACTCCATCTGCATGTGCATGTACTGACTTGCTTGACCAAGTTGCGCCCCGCCAATACGAGGATAAGAACTGGATTGCTTAGGCGCGACAGGCAAACCGACACGATAATCGCCAGACCCACGGTTGGCATACGTGATGTTGACGATTCCCCACCCCACCACGATGTTGTCATACCGTGCATACCTGCCGGAAACACTGGTCAACGTAGGAGCCGTAGTCGATGCGCTCCAAGAAGGCGTCCAGTCCGTCCATGCAGGGTCACTGTCGATCCAGATATCTCCATCCACCGGGGACGACGGTGCGGTGGATGCCACCGTTACCCGAGCGGTGGGAACCCAACCCGTGTTGCCCGTCCCGGTGCGCTTGATGAAGTCGATACCAGTAGTGGTGTTGCGGTGCTTCGACCCGATGGGGGCAGTGATCGCCGCTTCGGGAGTCGCATTGCTGGAAGTGATCGTCGGGCCACCGCTGCCCAAGGCGATCCCCGCACCGTTGCCTACCGTTCCGACTGTGATCTTCCCGGCAGAGTCGATCCGCAGCCGCTCCGTCAGCGATGTTGACGAGTTGGCGGTAGTACTGAAAACAATCTTCCCCGGCATCGAAGAATCGGAAAACGTACCGCTGTCATCAGTGGATAACTCAATGCGGGATGCGGCGCGATAGTTCGACCCACTGTATCCACGGGCATCTAGTTGCAGGAGTGAACGGCTCGCTGCCACAGCAGACCGCGATGCCCACGTTCCACCCGCTGCCCAAGCGCGGATCATCGTTGTCTCTGTCGATCCGTTGGGGATCAGATACAGAATCGCGTGACCATCCTCTATGACCGACAACGCCGCGTCCGATGCATACGTTTGTGGGCCGACGTACAACTTGCCCACATCGTTCAGAGCAACAGCACCGGAAAACGTCTTAGTTCCAGTGATGGTGATATCGCCGCTGTGCAGATCAACAAGCCCCTGCTCGATGTTGTTGAGGTTGGTGGCGTTGATCGCCGGGGTACTGCCGTCTACCCAAGTAGTGCGTGTGTACGCCACGGCACACCCTCCTTGGCTACGCCATCAGCGGCGTCAAAGCAGCAGTCAGGCTCGTGATGTTCAGGGTGTCACCGTTGTTGACCGTCTTGCTGGATGAGAGTTGGCCCGTCCAGAGCACGACGCCCGCCGACACGTTGTCCCAGATCGAGATGTGACTGATCGTCTCAGTGCCAGCCGACCACGAAGTCCACGAGAGAGTGCCGCTCATCGACTTGGAGCCGGACGCCGCCGCGCTCCATGTGATCTGCTTACGCGTCGTCTCCGCGCTGGGGGCCGTCGTCGCGGCGCTGCCCGGATCTCCGGTGTGCAGTTTCACGTACGTGTTCGTGGGCGCTGTGAAGGCGGTGCCGCCCAACATATCCAGCCATTTGTTGGCTAGGTTCGATGTGTGAAGTCCAGTAGTCATGGATCACTTCTCCCATTCCATCAGGTAATCCGCCGCCTTCAGCAGCGTCATCGGTGAATCACCCAGGTAACCCAGGGCTACATTGCAGTTGAAACACAGCAGACCTCGGTAGCACTTCTGACACGCCCGCTTCGGCCCGTGCTCCGAGCAGTCGTGGTCGTGATCAACGTGCCAGCGTCCCTTGCCCCCCGGCTCGGTACGGTCACAGATCGCGCACTTGTTCCCCTGCAGCGACAGGAGAGCGTCGAACTCCACACGGGTCAGACCCATGTTCTTCAGATGACGGTCAGCAGCCTTCTGCCTGACCGCTTCAAGGTTCTTCGCTCGGTACTCCCGCTGGCGCTGGTTGACCAGATCTCGGTTCGTCTCACGCTCGATGCGTGCCCGTTCACGAGAGTAGGCGCGCTTGCAGTCCCGGCAGATCCGGCTCTGTGGCCGGAAGTCGTCAGTGACTTGACCACACTTCGCGCACTCCCGAACCTCTGCGGGAGCCCCAGTGGTCATTCCTCAGTCTCCTTCTCAGACTCAGCCTGCTGAGCAGCAACAACCTCAGCAGGGATCACTTCAGCCTCAGCCGTGATCACCAATTGCAGCGGTGGGATGCCCATGCTCCTACTATCGGCGGTCACCCGCGCGTAACCCCGGGGGCAACAATGGCCCTTCCCCACAGCAGCCGCGTGACCACACCGAGGGAGGACTCGGCCTCCAGATCGTAGACCCACGTCCCCTTCGGCAACTGATCAGTCACGTCAGCGGCGATTGTCAGCGTGATCTCACCGGGGCCACCTACGATGATCTGCCCGTACAGCGGGGGATCCTCGGGCGGGGTGTCGGGGGGAAGATCCGAGGACATTGCGAGCAGCGGAGTCGCCAGCGTTCCCCCGGAAGTCTCGGAGTCGGCGTACTTGCGCCGGATCTGCATCCGAAACTCGTACCCGCTGGTGTCCACGGGCTGTCCGTCGGACTCGTTGAGCCACTGCACGGGCTGCGACCAATCAGCACCCTGGTAGATCGTGAAGTCCCACTGAACAACCTCTGCCATACCCCTACTATCGGAGAGCGTCAGCCATGTCCTGCATCTGCCCCGGCGTCAGCCTGCGGGGAACGTGGAACCGGGGGCAGGCGTGCTTGACCGGACAGACGAAGGGTTGAAAGCACCCTCCGTCGGCGGTGCGGAAGGTCGTGTCCTCCTTCTTCAGAATGTCGTGGGCCATACGGATGATCCGGCTCATCAGCATCCGGCGATCATCATCAGAGATCGAAACCTCCTTGACCCCCTCGGCGCACATCGGCTGGATCAGCCCAGCCCGCGAGGTGGCCTCCCCGAACATCGCCGCGACCGCCGTGTCGTAGAACGTGAGTTGCCCCAGCGTCTTGCGCCAGTAGTTGTCGTCCTTCGTGGCCTTGAGATCCCAGACCGCCCACCTGCCGTGAGCGTTCACCAGAATGTCCATCTCCCCAATCAGGTCGATCACGAGGACGCTCCCGTGCTCCAGCCCCGGGATCGAGATCGGGGTGCGGAACCACTTGGCAGGCTCGAAGTCGTAGGCCAGCACCTCCTTGCGAAGGATCGGCTCCAGGCGGGCCACCAACTCCCGGCAGAACGCGGCGACCTCGGCGCGGTCGTTCTTGGAGCGCCAGCGCACCACCCCGTCCTGGCTGGCAACAGCCTTCTCCTCCTCGATGCGCATCACCTCGTCCACCATCTCCTGCATCTGCCCGGGGGCGTGATCAGGGCTGTCCAGCCATGCGCGCATCACGCGGTCGGCCACCGTGCCGGGGAAGTACCCCCGAATGTCCTGCACCGCGATCTTCTTCCCGGCGCGGTGCAGCCTGCCGCGCATCCGGCACTCCTCGTGTGTGCGCAGCGACGACCAACTGATCGACAGCACCGCCAGATCGCTCGCGCTCACGAAGCCTCCTACGGCTACTATCGGGCCTTCGTGAAGTAGGCGTTGGGATCCTCGGAGTACATCGGGTTCACGCACAGCCCCGGGATCCCGTGCTCGGCCCACATCTCGATCACCGGGGGCCAGTCGTCAATCCCCAGCACCACCAGTTCCATGGGCGGGATCTCCGCGAGCACGGAACGCTTGTACTCGATGGGATCCTCGGAGTCCTCCGAGCGGCGCAACCGCATCAGATCCCACGGCACGTTGTGCTTGCCCAGCCAGTCGATGGTCAACTTCATCGCTCGGACGCTGCGCCCACTCACGATCCTGATCCGGTGCGTGGGAGCCAGCGCGCGCACCGTGGAGATCGGGCCTGCGATGGGTGCATCGTCGGCACAGCGCATCGAATAGGTGTCCCACGTCGTCCCCGGGAGATTGTGCGGGGTCAGGTGGCTGCGGTGTCTGGTATCAGCCAGCGTGGAGTCCAAATCCACGAGCACCGTCAGCGGAGCCTGCAGGTTTCCCCTGCGCAACGCCCAGCCCTTCTCGTCCATCCTGTATTCAGCCATTGTCCGCTGCCTCTCGCACCAACTCGGTCACCATCTCGCGTACCGCCTCGTCCAGTTCCATGCCATGCACGTACTCCACCACGGACTGCGGGCCGCTGATCTCCAGGGAAACCTCCCCCACTGCCGCCAGGAAGCCGTCCAGGCTCTGCTCAGCGTCTTTCTTGGCCCGGGCCTGCATGACCTTGAACACCTCGTCTGCGGGCCTGTACGGCACGTCAATCGCCTCGAAGCCCTCCTCGGAGTCCCACAGACAGACCTTGATCGCGCGATCCCGGTCGGCCTCGCTCAGGCTGCCCCGGCTGATCGCGCCCATGTTCGCGAACGTGACCCCGTTGACCTCGAAGATCAGATGAGCCTCGTGGACGTGCCCGTAGTAGCAGAACCCCTGGTTGCCCATCCGGTCTGCCCAGGAGGCTGCCTTGTAGCACTCGAACGGATTCTCGAACCCGGGAGGGAAGATCGGTGCGTGCGCCACCACAAGCCCCGGGCGCTCGGCTACGCGGTAACTCTTCAGCGCGGCGTCCACCGCATCATCAGTGAACTTGCCCAGCCACGGCACCCCGTAGATGTGCGACTCCAGCGTTCCCGACGCCCATGCTCCCTTGGGCTCCTGCCAGCCCTGCAGCATTGTGGCCCCGCCACGCAGCAACGTGCCCAGCGGCTGGGTCGCGAAGATCGAATCCAGCCTGTCGTAACTGTTGCCAGTCCACGTCATCAGACCATTGCTGCGCACCAGCCACGTCTCATTGGGAACTGTCGGACACCACACCATCTCGTCAACATCAACTACCTCTGGCCTGGGAAGTATCGTGTTCCGCCGCTTCCGCATAAACGAGATGTTGTAGGCATGACCGATGTATCCCGAGTCCCCAAACGGATACTCCCGCTCCTCAGACACACTGACCCGATACCCCAAACGAACAGCCACCTCACTGAGATCATCTGCAAGGCCGCGATTGGCTGTCCGAGAAACCACCGAGGATGAGTCATAATCAGCCTCTTCCCGCTCTTCCACAGAACCGACAATGGTTCCGTCTCCACGGAAGTAGGCGTACAAGAACTCCTTGAGGGTGCGCTCCGGCCAATCCATGACCCAGCGCGGAATCCGCATGTCCTTGGATCCGGCGTACCCGAAGTTCTCGATGAAGAACTCTGCTACCGAACGGTCATTGACCCGCAGCATCTTGTCACGCACAGAGAACCGAAGTCCTGCCTGCGTGAACAACTCCTCGATCTCTGCGAAGTGGTCAGGATTGACCGTCCGACTCTGAGAAATCGTGATACGGCTTCCTGACCTATCAGATGTTCCTTCAGCCACGAACCACCCGAACAACCGTGCAGCAAGATCCGTAGGCAACTCGTAGTCGCCCACCTTGATCGTGAGATCAGCGTGGCCTCCCCGATATCCCTGCACCGCAGGGAGCCGGAAGCCCCCTTTGCTCAACTCCCCAGCCGTCTTTCGAGCCAGTGTCTTTCCTGCTCGCCAGGATCCCCAGAACGCATGATTGGGGGTCGTCACCAGATCCACTGCGCCCGACCTGAAGTGATAGCCCTGACCACGGTAGTGAAACCTGTTGATATTGGTCGGGGTCTGCCACTCCAACTCCTGCGTCAACCTGTTCAGGGTGGCGAACTTCTCCGTGCCGTCCAACTCCCAGACGTGCTTCCATCCCTGGTCTGTCAGAGCCTCAGTGTTGACTTCTGTCACGCACATATCATGGTTGCCCGGGACGATGAACAGCGGACAGTGGTAGGACTCAATCAGGGACAGGCTGCGCTGCACCGTCGCGTGACTGGTACGGCTCGGAGCCTTGTGGTGGAACACGTCCCCGGCCCACACCACGGCATCCACCTCCAACTGCCGCGCCTTGTCCACCGTGTGCTCAAGGATCACGAACAGGTCTTCGAGGTAGTCGTCGGTGCACCAGCCCGGAGGGCGGTCTGAAAGATGGATATCGCCCACGCACAGAACCCTCATCACGACACCAGCCAGACCACGAGGGCGACGAGGGGAACCACCACGCACAGCACGAACAGCAGCGCCACCATCACGTACAAGAAGACTGTGCCGAGGATCTCCCACTTGATCACCGCCGCGACGAAGAGCAGGGCTGCGAGCGCCGCCGCGCCCGCGAGCCCGACCTCGTAGAGGTTCTGCTTCCAGTCGCTGCTCACGACTCGGACTCCACGTCCTGATCATGGGAATGGGCGAACGACACGTACAGCGCGCACTCAGGAACCCAGTCATTGTCGTTTCCGTGGGGATCCTGCAGCCTGAAGTATTCCTGATGGAAGTCAGCCATAAACTGAGCCTCTTCCTGGGAGTCGGCGTTTCCGTGGGTGTCGTGCTCGTCGCAGTACCAGACCCACCCGTTGGAGGTGGACGCACATGCGCTCGCCGCAGCCATGTGGAAATACTCATCCGTGACGGCTCCCACCACCACGTCAAGCGCCTGCTGCTCCGGGGACGGAACCTCCACCACCAACGACTCGTCGCTCTCCGACGCCTGGGCCATTTCACGGATCTCGTCCATGCTTGCCCACCGCTCGCCGCTTCCTTCGAGAACCTGCTCCGCAAGGTTCTGTGCCAAAGTCAGGTAGTACCCGATCCGGCGCAACTGGTGTTCCTGGTAACCGTTCAACTCGCTCATCTTCCGTCTCCTAATCTGGGATCTTCCTGCTTGCCGCCTGATTCCACGCCAGCCCGATCTGGAACAGATCGTCGGCCATGCTCTCCAGGTACTCGCGCTCACCCGACCGCAGGAACTGCCGCTCGGGCAGCGCATCCACCTCCAGCATCGACTGGATGCTGTGGGCGTACCCGTAGATCCCCGCGCTGGCGAAGATATCGCTGCTGCGCACCACGAAGTACGTCCCTTCCTCCAGCGGCTCGGGATCCCCGGCCCGGAACACGATGTACTTGGATTCCGTCTCGCTCATGCCACTCCTCTTGTCGTCTGCCTGCACATCGGACACACCCCTGCCTGCTCCAGCAACTGCTGATACTGCTGCTCAACCTCTGCCAACTCCTGCTCAGCGGCCTGCTGCATCTGCAGCGCGGCTGCTCGGCTGACCTCTGGCGTCCTGACCGCCTCCACGGCCTGCGACAGCCGCTGCAGCGTCCCGAGCGCCGCCGCGACCTTCAGCGCCGCCTTTGTGACCTCGCCGGGAACCTCGGGAGGCAACTGGTCAAGATCAGCCAGCGCCCTGCGAACCCTGGCCGCTGTGGCCTGCGCGTCGTCCAGCCGCTCGGCCTCGGACGCCAGATCCTCCACCTGCGCCGCGAGAGCCTCCTGCGCCTCCAGGCGCTGCGGAAGATCGGAGTACGACTTCACCTGCTCCCGGATCCGGGCCAGTGCGGCGCTGGCAGCCCGGGCGTCGGCAGCGACCGACAGCGCCCTGCGTGCGCCCTCCCTGGCCGCGCTGCGCAGGATCCCGACCCCGGACAGTCCTCCGATCACCGAGGCGACCTGCGAGCCCGGGTCTGAGATCAGGTACGGGCCGTCGAACTGCCCCGCGAACCACGTACTCCCCGGCACCACCGGAGGAACCCCGAGCGCCTTGGTCACAGAATCAGGGACGTTCCCAGCGGTCTTGGAGAACACCTCGGTGCCGACCCGATACCCGTTGGCCCCGATGCCCTTCTCGAAGGTCACCGTCTGGCCCGCCGTGGTTTGCACCGTCAGCGCCATTCCCGGGCTGCCATGACTAACGAACCCGGAGCCCCGAAGGTTCGAGGTGACCGCCTTCACGCTTCGGATGAACGCGCTCTTGCCCGACGAGGACGGCCCCACGATCACCGTGAAACCCCCGAGATCCAGGCTCACGTCGTACAGGCTCTGAAAGCCCTGAACCCGGATCGACTGCCAGATCTGCTCTCCCACATCCCTCATACGGGGATCTACTTCAAGCCTTGCTTGCCGATCAACCGGAGATCGCGAACCTCCAGCACCGAGGTGCGTGGCACCACCAGTTCCCCGCCCTCCAGCAGACCGAGCATGTCCTCCCGGGCCTCGGCCACGTTCTCGGAGTACGAGGCCACCGCCAGCGCCGCCTTCAGCGACTCCTCATAATCAGACACTACGTCCCCTCCCCAACTCGTCCAGCCACTGCTGACGAACATCCGCCGTTCCCAGCCCCGGCGTAATCTCCAGAACCCGCTGGCACCCGTGACAGAAGTACCGCTTCCCGACCAACTCGGCCTCGGGCTCCCGGAACGGGGACTCGTGCCCCGACGGGCACAGCACCGTGGTCATCACCGACCTACCTCGAACAGGAACGTGATCGTGGTGTGGAAGTACGGCCTTCCGGTCTTGACCTCCACGTATTCGCGGCTCTTCTGCATGACTTCCTTCTTGGTCGGAGCCACGACGGCCCACGGAATGAACTCGTCCGATACGGCCATCCAATGATCCTCGTACTGTGACACCGTGAAGATCATCAGTGCTCCCCGTACGTGATGCTGTACGTGTTGGGGTAGACGGTGAGCGTGTCACCCTCCTGCAACGCGATCTGCCTGTCGGTCAGTGCGATGACCACGTAACCCTCGCGTGCTGACTTGACGGTCAACTCCGTCCCCGGAAAGTGGTTCATCTGTTCAGGCCACGGCGTACAAGCGGCCACACTGTGAACGGCCTCCCCGCCGAACCCCAACGATGCGGCCCCCAGCGGAATCTCTACCTTCCCGCACTTGCAACTGCTCATACGAACCTCTTGAACCGCACCGGGATGACCGTGTTGCCCACCATGTAGAACGTCCCCGGCGAGCCCGCCTGCGACGTAGCGTCGAACGACGCCTTCACGTCCAGGATCTCTCCGAGGTAGACGGTCGCCTCCACCCCGGCGACCTCCACCACCACGCCCTTGGGCTTACTCGCCTTGCGCCTGAACATCGCCTACCTCCCACCACGTCTCAGGATCGTTCAACCACGTCGCCAGGATCTCGTCGGCGCTGTCGAACAACAGCAACGCCGCGTAGAAGAAGCCCACGTTGTTCCACTCCTTGGACTTCTCGTACAAGAACGCCGCGTTCGCCGCCGTCACCACCAGCGACGTGTAGAGGTTCCCCGGGATCTGCGGGTACTCGATCTTGGTGTTCACCAGCGTCTCGTAGCGTGCCTGGATCCCCGCCTCGTCGTTGAAATCAGGACTCATCCGGCACCTCTTCGATGGCGCGGAGTACATCGTGGAGTGCGTCGTTGTAGGGCGGTACGCGCCACGGGTGCGATGTGCTGTTGTGGTCAGTCACAGTTCCTCCTCAATCATGCGGATCGTCGGGCAGGGCCACATGCGTCCGCACCTCGCGGCGCTTGCGGT